TATACTGCGCCCAAGACCCAGTTGATACGATCAATAACTAAACATACATCATTTGATAAAATCTCTTGACATGTAACTATATTACTTCTGGTAGTATATTCATATTCTAAAGTATCAATAGCCGATTGTGGAGTCTCCGCAAGATCCCATGGATCTGTTTTACCGAACGTATAGTAATACTTGTTCTTCTTGCTAAGAATCTCATCTAAAAGAGTCTTAGCTAAAGAAGAATGTATCGCATTCTTTAGAATTGAAGTTGCCATTTGAATATTAGCTTACAGTGATTGTCCAAGTGATAGTGATAGTATCAGAAGTGGTTTTTGTAACTACACCGAATACGGTACGACATAACATTGTACCACTAGTCAATGCATTAAAAATACCAGCTTCTGTAATAGCACCAGAATAAGCACCAGCAAAAGTTGCTTTATAGGTAACTTGGTTACCAGTAGAACTAACTTCTGTAAATGTAACACGTGCGCCGTTAGCAGTTCCTAGTGTCGTGTCGGTGCCAGCGTTAACGGCAACAACACCAGTACCGATACCCATGTGAGTCATGGCAGTTGGTGTGTTGGTAGTAGTCTTAATCATAGAGCCAGCAATAAAAGTCTTGCCAGTGGCAACAACTGTATTCTTAACTTTACGAACATCGACTAATTTACCGTCGGCATTAAATTTTTCGATTGTCAAGTAACCTACTGGACTCAGTAGATCTTCAACATCATTTTTGTTTTCATTTTGGGTCATATTAATTCCTTAAAAAGTTCTTGTTCTTGCAAGGTATGTTTCATCAGCAAAATAGCTAAAATCATCATTGTATTGGTTGAAAAACACATTCCCGCTATCACTATTTATTACGAAAGATTGGGATGGGGTTAAGTTTAAACTTGAGTTGTTTCTGGTGAATGTTAATCCAGTTAGAGTGCCTGCAGTTGTTGCAATAGGTACGTTTGTTCCATATTCAGCTAACGTAAATGTATTGGGGGTAACACTACCATTTGTAGCGAGTAACTCATATAAATTAATAACACCAGGAATGTATCCAGAGATACTACCAGTACCTGTATTTGTTCCAGTAACTGATATAGTAAAGACATTTTGACCAAAGTAAATCTGATTACAAGTAAATGTTCCTGCAGTTCCTGTTACTTGTACATTAGCTAAAACGTTTTCGATAGTAGGTGGTACCACACGACTGAATAATTTATCAATCAATAGTGGAACAGTATCTGTTGCTGTTACTGGTGGCGAACTGAATGGCGCTTGTACATAATCTAGCGATGGACTACTACTAGGAGAGAATGAACTTAGAAGCTGATAGAATTGCTCTATATTTACTGAATGAAGGAATAGTCCTGCTTGTAAAATACTTGTAAATGCGGGATTGGGATCTGTAGCTGGGAATTCGTTTAAAACGATATCACGAGCGGCAGAAAATGTTTGTTGTGGTAAAACAGTAGTGAATGCGGGATTAGGATCTGTAGCTGGGAATTCGTTTAAAACGATTACTTTAGGCAATTCATGTACAAATAGTTCCGCTTGTAAAATACTTGTGAATGCGGGATTAGGATTAGTAGCTGGGAATGCGTTTAAATTGATTTCTGATACAAAAATTGGGTCACCAAAAGATATAGTAGATGCTCTAGAATCTTTCAGTTCTATATCAAACAAGTACGTTTTAAATGAACCCTTTACTCTTCCAGATACTGAATCCAGTAAAGTAGGATCATCAAAAGAAGTTAACAATGTAGGAGAATCTTCCTTCTCAAACAAATAGCGGTTAGCAGATTCTACACCTATCATCGGTGTCTGTACATCTTTTTCAACAACCAGTTCTACTAATTGTGTGATAGGAATTACCTTTGATACGTTCGGTTCATTTAACGCATTTGGTGATCCCAGAGGTTGTTCAAATAAGTATCGTCTATCAAATTCTTGAGGGTCTAAAGTTGATGCCTTTATAGATTCAAACAAGTACGTTTTAAATGAACCCTTTACTCTTCCAGATACTGAATCCAGTAAAGTAGGATCATCAAAAGAAGTTAACAATGTAGTTGTAGACTGTTCAAATAAGTAGAAATCATCATCTGATGTTAGCTGAACTGAAGTTACTGGTTTGTCGAATAACAAATTAAACTCAGACAAGGCATTAACAACAGTAGGAATACCTGCAAATAATGGCAGCAAGATTCTAAATACTGGTTCTACGACTTCATAGTTTAATTCAAATATGTTGTCTACTACATACTCAGCAAATAACTTTCTACCAATAGGATGCAACAAAGACATCACTGTTTCTTTGTATGATGATAATGCTTCATCTATACGCAGTACATATGAGTATTTTTGATAGTAATTATTATCTTGAATAACGCTATCTGGTGATGATACTAAGCCTGTTGAATTTTCGTAGTATCCTTGGTATTTTGCTAAAGTACCTAACACAACTTCTAACTCTGCAGAGTTTGCTGTTATTTCTTCGGCTACAGTAACTGAATTGAAGGAAGTCATAACTTCACCAACATAATCAGTACTGTAATCGCTAGTATAATAATTTTGTTTCGATATTATACCAGAATCTATGTAACGTTGTATCGAAGAGAATGCTGATATTTTAATAGGTGTGCCTAATGTAGTTTCTACTACATCACCTATTAAAAATGTAGATGGTAAATCAAAGGAAAACGAAGACTTATAATTTATACCATAATTTATAATCTGTGTACTTTTTATACCACCAAGAGCAGTAACTTCAATCACTTTGAACGTTAATCCAGAACCAACATCTGATTCTATATTAAAAACTTGGCCAACTTTAAAACCAAACCCTGCTTTTTTAATTTTTATAGAAGTTGTGGTATTTACTACACTTGCAACCACGCCATCTTGGTTTATGGTATCGCCAAATAATACTTTACCATAAACGTCTTTATTGATAAACAATTCATAGATAGACTCTGATGTTAAAACACTCTCTACACGTTTAACATAGATTCTATTTTTAGTTGAAATTCCGTTAACTATAGTGTTTAAAAACACTACGTTGTTCTGTAATGATAGAATATCACCAGAAGTTAACTTAACGAAAATAGAAAAATCTTGAACCCATTTAGAGTCTGAGATAGTTAATAATTGTTCTCTAGGATAACGAATATCAACTTCTTTTTGGAACATCTTTCTAAAAAGAAATTTATAAGATTCTTCACTTCCATGCGAAACTGCAATATGTGGAGTATTTTTAAGAAATTGACGATCTCTAGCAAACTGCGGGAAATCTACAGCAAACTCTTTCTTTAATTGATCTATAAAAATGTCTATTGTTTCGTCAACATCTCTAATCGTTTCTAAATTTCTATAAACATTTTGAGTTTCTAAAAATTTGTAGTATGCTTGAAGAAATTCTACAAATGTTGGATAACTCTCCCTGATATGATCAGGGAGTTGTATAGAGATAAGATCTGATAATTTATTTTTTATCATTTTCTATTTGGAGTAAATACATATGCAGAACCACCACGAGCACTACCTGAAGAGATAGGATCAATAACAGTTATGATTTTCATCTCGCTTTGTTGAATTCGAATAACTTGATCTCTTAGTGCGACAACATCATAAGAAGATGGTTTAAAGTAAAACATAAAATTATCTGAAGCAAGTGCTATTATATTTAGCCCTTCAATAGAAACAATACCTTTACTATAGTCTATTGTGCCTATTGCTGCGTTTATAATAATTTCTTCTCCAGAACTAATATAATACATGTAAACAGTGCCTGCTCCATTATCTTTTAGATAGTAGACTAAGTCACTATTTTGTATATAAAATCCAGTAGAAACAAACGCTGATTCTTTTGCACCAGTAAAGTAAATAGGATTGCCAATATCTACTTTATATTGCGCTGTTATATTAAATTTGGGGTAAAGCTCTCTAGATAATGAAACATTAGTCACGTTGTTTTGTATAGACTGATCTGCAGCATCTATTAAGCGAACAACCTTTGAGTGTCTGAAAACACTATCAAACTTCATTAGTTCAGTTTCACTGTAGTTATTAAGAACTTCTGCCACATAACCACTTATAGACGATGCTGATCTAGACGTAGATTTTGGATTATAATAAACAGTCGATTCTAGTATGATGTTCAAATATATTGGATCTACAATCTCAGCAACTGTTGTAACTATAGACTTTGGCTTTAGTATAACATTCTTAATGAAATCTTTTTCATTGTCGTTTAAGTAATCTTTAGTCTTTGGTTGGATTGAAATAAAAACTTTACCAAACTGCTGCGGTACATTATCTTCTCCACCCCAGACTTGGATAGATTTAACGTTACTAAAGTTCTTAAAGATAAGATTCTTATAATCGCTTTCTGTAACTGCTCTATTTTGGGTAGAAAAATGACGTGGCGCATTAAATTTAATACTAGGTAATTCTTCTGCATTTTCTCCACCCATAGCCATACTGTTAGTGGTTAGTGTTATTGTACCATTAGAAAATACAGAGCCATCTAACTTAAATGTTTTAGAACCATTAGAATCAGTACCAGAGGATGTTCTGTAAATAATACGTATATAATTACCAACACTTAATGCCTTACCAATAACACCATCACCAAATTCAATTTGATAATTTCCGTTTTCGATTTCCTTTAGGTAATATACATTACTTTCAGGTGTTAATGCAATAACATCGTCCGACAAAGAATATAAAGTCGATTCAGCTGAAGCTATTGATGGGTGAACATAAACTTCTAGTGAAGAAGTATCACATGGTGAGTTGTTCAATATAAACTTAGTACCAATTTGGTATACATACTGTTCTGTGTGATAAATGCCTTCCATAATATCAAAGCTATCAAATGTATAAACCCCATCTGACAATGACACAGTCATTTCATCTTTATTTGAAAAGTAATAACTACTACCATCGGTTGCGCTTGCTGTAAATACTGTTCTTGCTGGTAATGTTGCTAACTGCGGGTCTAAAACTAAACCAGAAACTATCAATGTAACGTTGGCTTTTGAACTGCGTGCAGAACGTGGCGTATATCCTAGCATTTTAGCTATTGATAGAATACTTTCTCGTTTGCTTGCAGAATCTAAGAACATCTCATTCAATGCCATGTTGGTATACAACGCATTATAGTGAGTATTATATGCTAATAAATCCACCAAAACAGAAAGACCAGAACCTTCAAAATTGTAGTCTTTGAATGTATCTTGCCCACTCAAAAAACTCTTAAGGTTAGTTCTTATACCTTCGTAGCTTAATTCATCTACCTTAATTTTTTTATTTGTTTCTGCCATTATCGTGTTCTTTCTAGTGTCATCTGGAATGACTGTAGAGCCGTAGAGTTTAGTATGTAGTAATAGATACTTATCTCTAAAGAATTATTAGAGTCGTTTGGTGTTATTATAACATCCTGCAATGATATTCGTGGCTCAAAATTTTCAATAGTTTGCTCAACGACAGTCTTAAGCATTATTCTAAGCATAGGTGAATATGGCTCAAACATAAGACCACGTATAGGAGAACCAAGATTACTATTAAATGGACGTTCGTAATTTGCAGTTAGTATTAGATTTCTTAGTGCTTGATTGACTGCAGCAGCATCGGTTTTTCTCGAGATATCATCTGTTATTGGATGTCTCGTGAAGTTTAAATCTATATCTGAAAAAATTGCTTGCTTTATAGCCATTATGCCGCCATTGCTTTAGTGCTGCCTGATGTTATTATATTATCGCCATAACTATCACCAATTCTACCAACAGGGCTACCAGCTGCATATACCTTAGATGAGCCTCCACCTAGTGAAGATGTGTCTGGTGAGCATCCAGATTTTAAATGCGGTGCAACGGGATCTCCAACGATAACGACAAATACGCCTTCAGCTCGTACTTTACTTTGACCTGGTGCTCCAGTTCTAGTCTTCACTGGAAATCTACACTTCTTTCCAGTGCCATCAGGTGACATAACACCGTCGGTTCCAGATGATCTTGCTATTGCTGGCATTATTTAATCCCCTTACCCACTTCGACAGAAAAGCTAGCAAGTGATATTGCATAGTTCCAGTAGAAGTATTGCTGTATGTTTTTAGTTGCAGTTTTTGGAATTCCAGAAGAATCTGTGTAATTAATATTAAAACTGTAAGTTCTAGAAACCTCTTTTGATGCAGGTTCTTGATAGTTAACAACTGAGAAGAATTCATCAACTTCAGTATTATTTATCGCAGATAAAGTTACAGTTTCGTTAGGTTTTAATAAGTATGTATAAAATTCATCTTGAAACAAACGTAATGCAGTTCCAGATAAAATCATAGAACTAGCTGAACTGCTTTCCGCAGTAATACCAAACGCTACAGTATTTGTAGTGCATGTAACTGATGTGGCAAAAACATATACAGGAACTTCCTCTGTTGATAGTAATTCATCTAATACCTTAAATGATAATTTAACAGAAAATGTAGTCCCCTGATATACAGATTTTATTAAGTTGGATGGTAAAGCTAATCCATCCTCTGAAAATGTTGGATATCTATCGCCTGGAATTCCAGAGGGGAATCCAACTTCTTCTGAGTAAGATACAGTGACTTGTCCGCCAGTTGATATGTTAGGAACTATTAGATTGACATCATCGCCATCTATAACATCAACTATAGAATTAAATACAAGTTCAGCCATTACTTAGGACCAAATAAGAAGAATCCCTTTGTTCCTGGAGAAGGAACACCTTGAGCATTAACAGTCTTATCATTATACATCGTGAATGCTTGTTTCAATCCACCTTGTTTATATGCAATATGAATCCAGTTTTGCCATGCGCCCTTAGATGCCGATGGATCTCTATATTCTAAAATCATTTGATGATACGGCAAAATCTTTTCTAGTTGAGCTGCCAGATCCAATGTTTCTAGGTAACGACCTCCTGGCCAAAGTTGGAAGTCCAACGCACGACCTTTATTGTGGTCAGAAGTATCTCCAGACTGTTTGACATTGCCTGGATTACGCAAGCCTGACGTAATAACCCAGCGCCCAGTTTTACTAGAAACTCTGTGCACACCAGCTGGTGGACCAAGAATATCCCAAATAGGTTCACAGATATTCTGAGCCAAGTCTGCCATGTTTGCCACAAGATCTGCTTGAGTAAACAGCTTGTAACCAGAGAACGAATCGCCTTTACCTGGAGGTAATTCAGTATCTCTCAACACTGTTTGAGCACTCATTAAGTGACCAATTGTAAAGTTCTTAGACAGCTTGTAATCTCTAGTGAATGCCTTTGGATCAGCATTCTTATAGGTCTCACGATTAACATCTGTACCCGTTACATTATTACCTGGAGCTGGTTGAGCCAGCTCGGCATTAGCGCTAGAAGACGGTGCATTTGCTGGATTTGCGGCTTGTGGGTTTGAACTAATAACACCTGCTTGGGATTTACCTTCTTCACTATTCCACTCATCTGGAGTTTCAAACTTCGTGGAAGGCTGACCAACACGAGCAGGCGGCTCTAAGTTTTCCATAGCACTACCACCTGGTTCTGCCTTTTCAGGTGGTGTCAACTCTAGCCCTTCAATTGCTTCTGGTGCTTCTGCTTTTTCAACATCTCCAACTGATGCTCCATTACCCAAATCAACTATTGAACCATCAATACTAGCAACACCACCAGCGGCAACATCAACGCTACCGCCTGCACCTAATCCAGCATCGCCACCAGCTTTAATAGTTACATCACCAGAGGCACCAATACCAGTGTCTCCGTCAGCAAACATAATAGCATCTCCAGATGCAGCAATGTTTGTATCGCCTTCAGATGCAATTAAATTATCACCAGAAGTAACAATACTTGCATCACCTTCAGTCTGCATTGTTAGATTTGCGGCAGTTAAAATAGATGTGTTCTTTCCAACATCTAGTGTAAATTCTCCACCAACTTTAATTTGCAAGTCATTTGCCACTGCAATTTTAACGTCATTAGCTGCACCAATAGTTACATCATTTTGGAATACTGCATTGGTCTTGCCTTCTACTTGTATCTCTGCATCACCACGAACTAAAATCTTAGCTCCAGTTCCAGCAGTTATATTGATGTTTCCACCAAAGTAGATGTTTCCATTGCGATCACATAGATGATAATCATCACCTACTATGTGTGTTACACGAGAACCATTTGGATCAATCTCAAAGAATGTTCCCTTTCGATGATACATATGAATTCGCTCAGCTGCTGGGCTATCATCAAACTCCATGATATGACCAGACTCAGTTTCCATAACTTTGTTATATGGATAAACTGCTGAGTAAGCTGATTGTGGTTGTGACCAAGTTCCACCATTAGCCAATTGAACGTCTTTAATCAAAGTTTGGTCTTTAAACTCAAAACATGTACCTTCTAAAACACCACGTGATAGTCTATTGGTATCTGCTTCATTGGCATAGTCTCTGAGTGGGTATTTTCCATCAGGATCAGTAAACCCTTTAATCTTATTTTGAGATCTATCTTCTTTAAGCGCAGCACGTTTTTCTGGTGGTGCTGCATCAATAGCTTGTTGAGATGGCTGTTCGTCTCCAGCTGATGCTTCTTTATTTGTTGTATCTACAGACTTCAAACCATTCATGAAGTATTCGTAGTATGCCTTTTTCTTAGCTGCAATGTCTGGTGAGTTGAATCCAACGGCAGACTTAGCAGCACCAAAGAAGCCTTCTTCGTACATTAATTTTTGCCAAGAGTTCACTCTACGTGTTAGATAGGTAGCTGCAATTATAGCACTGCCTTCTAAGTCGGTATCCAGTAATTCTGGATTACCAACAATATCAATACCAGTTAGTTTTTTATATTGCTCGTAATTACCACGTCCAGTTAACTGAATAAAACCTCGACCATAAAACTTACCACCGTCTTCGTCAGTTAAATTACCAAGAAATCCCTTACCTCTAAAGGTTGGTCCATAGAAAAACTTAAAGAATTCTTCTCTGGTCATACCCTTGCGTTGTGCATAACTATATTTTTGCACATCAGCATCTGAAACACTCTTAAAGATCTGTCGCATTCTATCTGGAGAATAGTTGTACATTTCCTTTTGTGGAATCCAAGTAGATTCACCACCAGCAATACCTAGTAATGCTGCCTTTGCATATCTGGTAGATAGCCCTACTTTATCACATGCTGCGATTAGTGCTTTAATACCTTGCTCTGCTTTACCTTCAGAACCTTTTGCTACTGAATTTGCAGGTGGCTTTGTGGGAATAGAGTCGTTACTGTTTACGTTTTGTGCAGTTACTGGTTCTTGTTTTGGTTGGTTCGTTGGAGTTGGTGGTGTAGGATTAGCTTCTGTTGTGATAGGATTACCACTACCATCAGTAACTACATTACCTGAACTATCCTTAACAGCATTGCTTGGAGTTTCATCTACAACAATGTCGCCACCACCGCCATCAATGGTAGCATTTTTGGTTAAATAAATCCCACCAAGAGAGCCTAAGATAATAGGTTGTTGTTGTTCTTCTCCATCGCTAAACATAACAACAACCCACGTACCAGGAACAACTCCAAGTGGAGAAGAACCAATACCGTTCATGGCAGCAGAAGTGATAGGCTGCAGTGGATGCGCCCATGGTAAATCTTCCGTTGGAAGAATACTTTTATCATCTGTATGAAGACCCAATACTCTAACTTGGCAACGACCAAGTTTTAGTGGATCATTTCTATTTTCAACAACACCAGTATATAACATTAGTTACTACCCTTAAAAACGTCTTTAATATATGAATCTTTCACAAGCTCAATAGTACATTCATGAGACTTTTGTGTGATAAAGTGATTGATTGCCGAAACAAGATATCTACCTGAAAATATCTTATCTGATATTTCTGATAAAGTATCAGTACCCTTAATAGGCTCTACTTGAAACGATTGTATCAC